GTCCGGCCTGCAATGCGCGTGAATGTGGCGCGGCCTTGCCTCGCGCGCGAAACACCCGTGTTCGCGCGCACGATGCCAGCGCGGCCCAAGCGCGCATTGTCCACGACCAACAGAGACGGCCGCCCGCGCCGATACACCATCCGCAGCCGCAGCCCCGTGCGCTGCTCGAACAGGCGCGGCGTCATGCGTTTGCCTCGCGGGCCACGGCCAGCCGCCGGCAGCGGAATGGCCAGAAATCCGCCTTCCTGCGGCAGCACCGTCGCGCCTTCCTCGAACGCATGCACCACCGTGGGCATCTTGGAAAACACCAGCGCCGCCGGCCGAAATGTCTGCGCTCCGACGCCCGCGCGGGGATAGGTCTGCAAGCGCCATGTGTTCGCGATCGCGCGGCCTTGATCCGCAAAGCGCGCCGCACGCGCCTGCGCGCGCAGCTCCGATTGCACTTCGGTTCCCGCCCGATGCACCGCCGCCCGTAGTGCCGCAGCCGTCTGCTTCACCTCGCGCTCAAGCGATGCGCGCAGATTTCCCGTGATGACGGCACGAATCACAGCACATGCCCCCGGCGCTTGCGCTCCATCTCGTCCGCATCAGCCGATGCAAGGATGGCGAACGCATCCACAATCCACGCCGCCTGCTGACTGACGCCCCCCGCGTCCGGCCAGCAGGCGACGCCCCCCATGCCCGACCGGCAGGCGCTCCAAAGCTGGAAAAACTCGCGATACGCCGGCGGCAGCATCAGGCGGGGGTTGCGGTCCCACTCTCTGCCGGCGAGAAGCCATCGGCCGCCGTCGTCGGGTTGCTCGCCGCCGTCGCAGGCGCGTGGGTTGTGGGCGAGGGCGACGGCGATGCGGAGTTTCCCTCCGCACTCGCGCCAGGACGAAGCAGCGCCGCCGCCTGCCACCCCACTTCTTCCAGCTCGTCCGGCGGGACTGCGTCCAACAGCTCCTCAGGCACGACGCCACGCTCACGGCGGAAAGCGGGTAGTCCCGGCCCGTCCCAGTCGCGCAACGCATGCCGCGCCGCCACCCACGGCACCGCCGCGAGATAGCGCGTGCGAGCGGCCAGAAGCTCGGCATAAGCCGGCACCATGGCGCACGATGCCTCGATGATCTGCACCGCCTGCCGCGCCTGCGCGTCGTTCGGATCGAGCTCCGCGCGCGTCAGCATCTCCAGAAGCTCGGCCGCGTTGCTCGGCGCAAGCGCCTCCACGGCCGCGCGCAGCGCCTGCATCATCTGCGCCGTCGTCGGATAAACCCCGCCGAAACGCGAAAGGTCGGCTTGGTAGGCCGCGCGCTCGCGAAATGTGAGCGGCGCCACAACGTAGCGCCGACCGCTCCCAGCAGGCGCTACGGTCACCACATCGCGGCGGGAAAAGACGGGATCGCTCATCTCGCGCCCCCGTCAGAAATGGCACACGAAGAAACCCGCATCCGCGCTTGCCGCCTGCGCCCGCATGCTGTTCGCGCCGATACCCTGCCGATCGGTCACCTCCATCTCCACAGCACGCACGGCGGCCGAGCTGATGCAGATGCGGTTGCCCGCCGTGGTGCCCGCGATGAATTGCAGAGGCCCCGTCGTGCCCGCGCGGAAGTCGCTCCACAGCGTCGCCTGCGCCGTCGTGTCCACCGTGGGATCAAACGAGAACGTGGGTTGACGCGAGACGATCACTGCGGTGTCCACGCCTTCCACCGCCTCGGGGTTCGGCGGCAGGATGACCTCGTTCCCCAGATCGGACGTCGCCTGCGACACTCGCGCCAGGCGATTCAGCACGCGCGAACGGCCGTTCAGGAACGGCGGCGGTTGCAGCGTCGGCGCCGCCGAAAGTGCCGCCGGAATTGCCGCCGCCGCCTGATCAAGCAGCGTCGCTTGAAGCGTCACCATCAGCATCGGAATGCCATTGGCCGGCATCTCGATGCGCGCCGTGCCACGCCCCCCGACAAAACGCCAGCGATAGCCGCCCTGGTAGACGTAGACCGTCACCGTCGCCATGGACGCCAGATCGCTCGTCGGCCGATACACGACGTGCGGCGGAATCTGCACCAGCGTGGACGCGGACAGCGCCGGGGAGAAGCTCTCCGCAAACGTGGCAACGCGGCCCGTGGTGTAGTTGATGATCGCCGATGGGAGCGGTCCCGTCGGGTTGCCGGTGAGGATGGCCGCGACGCCGCGATAGGCCTGCGCGGTGTTCGAGAACGCCGCCGCAAGCGTGGCGGTCGTCGCTGTGCCGGCCGTGGCCGCCGTGGCCGCCACGCCTGTCGCTTCGACCGTCTGCGTCATGCCGCAGGCGCGCAGCACCGCACCCCAGGCCGGGGCCGTGCCGCCAGCGCCGGAGCCGCGCATGGGGATCGACATCTCGATCGTCGGCCGCGTGCCCGCGATCATCGCCGGCATGCGATCCAGCGATCCCGTGATGGACGGATCGTCCACCGTCGCAGTGTTCATCCTGGCCGTCACGCTGCCCCAGACCTGATCGCCAGCGGCTGGCGAGCCAGCGATCACGTCCACGCCCTGCGTCGTCTCGACGCGAACGGCAATCGCCGCAAGGGCCGAAATCATCGTGCCACTCATATGGGTCTCTCCTCAGACAACCGGATTGCTGGCAGGCGTGAGCATCCGCACCATGAAGACCATGGTCAGATCAATGAGCCGCACCGCAGCGCGCTCCGCCGGCAGAACGTCTAGCGTGCTGGACTGCACCCAGACGCCGCATGTGAGATCGCCGCCGCCAGGACGCGGCAACGGCACGCTGTTGAGCGCGGCCACAATGCGCCGCTCAACCTCTGCGGCGTTGTCTTCCGCCGTTCGATCCGCGTTGGCTGCGCCCGAAGCGCCGGTGCCGTGCGCCGTCGTCAGATACGCGGTCACAAAAAGCTGGACTGTCCAGAGCGTTTCCCCAGCGGAAAAAGTCTCGTCCGCTTCCGCGTCACCGGTCGCCACAACCACCAGCGGGCGCTCATGCTCCGCCACCTCCGCTCGGCGCGCTCGCATCGGGTTGAGGTCCGGCACCTGCGATTGCAGCCGCGCGAGCGCAGCCTGGGCAAGCGCCGAGCGAAACGGCGTCGCGGTCATTGCGAGAGCATCAGGTCATAAAACGCGCCATCAGCGGCGCGCTCAACACGCTCGACCACGAAGACGTCGGAGCCGATGGTCAGTTGATCGCCGCGACGCGGGATGAACGCAAGCGCCTCTGCCGGCACGCTCGCCATCTCGCGTCGCGTCGTGCTGAGACCGTCCGCGTCAATCGGATTGCTCCGCACCACCCGCACCGCGTGCGTGGTGTTGGTCGCCACCCGCAAATAGGATGCCGCCGATCCCAGGTTCGGATCAGCGGCCAGCACGCGCGCGGCCGCTGCAAACGCCGACATGCGACGCTCCTATTGCGGGCAGTGGACTGCCGGACGCAAACACCCGACAGCCATTGGAACGCCCATCACGCGCCCGAGGCCGGGGCGCGCGCGAGCATCACGCGCACCGTCGGATCGGCGGCGGCCGCCGCGACGGTGCAGATGCCCACCTGGAAGTTGCCCGTGGCCGTGGTGGTGAGGCGGCGGTTCGTGTTGTCCCAGAACAGACGATCTCCGGCCGCCATCGCTTGGCCCGGAGCCTTCGTGATCTCGAACTCGCCCTCCGTCGCGCATTCGACGCTTGCATTCTGCGCAGCGTCGGACGCGGCCACGCCGAAGAAGGCGCCGACCAGCATCCCCTGGCCGGAAAGGATGCCGCCGGAATAGGGCACGACCATGGGGATGGAGCGCGCGTCGGGGCGGATGCAGTTGCGCATGGTTGGATCTCCTGAAACGCAGAGGACGCCGCAAAGACGCCCTCTGCATGGGGTTGTGATGGAAAGGGAACGCCGGGATTACGTCCCCGGGTTGAACCAGCCGCCACGGTAGTCGATGGCGCCGACGCCGAAGTCGAAGATCACACTCACCTCGACGCCATCGGCACCCTGCACCGGCCCGGTCGTGACCTGCGGTCCCTCCGCCCCGTTCAGGTAGCCATAGGTGTAGACCGGCGCCGAGGCCGGATCGGCGAACAGATACCAGCGATTGTTGGGGATGAGCGGCTCGACGACCGGCGCAACAAAGCCGCGATACGGGTTGGCCCCGCCGATGGTCGTGGGATTGATGTCGGCCGTGAAGCGCAGCGCCGCGAGTTCCTGGTTCGGCCCCACGAGCAGTCGGACCTGGCTGCCGACGGCAATCGGCAGCCCGTCCAACGTCTTCTGCCTCATCATCGCCGCGCGCCCCGCAGCGACGGTCGCCTCGTCGATCGCCGTGCCGGCGCTCGCCTTGTTGGCACGCGCCGCTGCCGTCCCGAAGACGGCGCCACCCGGCGTCGCCAAGGTCGGGCCATCGCCGTTGGCCAGGTTGACCTGGGCGTAAGCGGTTGCGTTCTCGAAGTCGATGACGCGCCGGCCGATCGCCGAGGCAAAGTCGGTGAAGGCGCCGAGATCGTCGTTCACCAGCATCTGGCGGGTCACCCGGACGCGGCGCGCGAAGGTGCTGAGCGTCACCGTCTCCTGGCTCTCGCCGATGGTGCCGACCTGGATTTCCCCGTTCTCCGCCAGCGGCAGCAGGTTCGGGAAGTCCCCCACGCGCAGGTAGCGGTGCGGCTTGAAGTCGCGGAAGTCGCGCCGCAGCATGATCTGCCGGTAGGTCGGGGACGCCACCACGTAGGCCGCGAGAAGCATCTTGTTCGCCGCTGCCGAAAGCAGCAGCGGGAAGTCGGACGTGGTGTGGAAGGCACGCTCGGCGAGCAGCGTCGGGTTGCGCGGCGGTGAGCGTTCGCCGTTGCGGGCGAGAAGCTCGCGGATCATGTCGGAGGGCCGCCAGCCCAGGAACTCGGCGTGGCGACCATTCCCCTTCGGCTGGTAGCCGGGCATGGCGCGGACGGCGATCGCTTCGGCCATGGCGTCGCGGATGACGGCAGGGTCATCCTGAGCCGGACCGCTGTTCGGGCTGGCCGGAAGCGAGGGCGGTGCGCCGCGCGCCGCGATGACGTCGAACAGCGCTCCACGCAGGACGGTGGGCTGCCAGCCCTCGCTGACGGCACGCGCACGCAGCGCGGTCATCTCGGCGGGCGGGACAAGGCCTTGGGCCGCGACGATCACCTCGTCGAGCTGGTTCACGCGGCTGCGTTCGGCCACCAACGCGGCCTGCACCGCGTCGGGCTGCTGGGCGCGCTGCGCCTCGGCAACGGGCGTGGTGTCGGGGGCGACGGCCGCAGGCGCCGTCTGCGCCGCATTGGCCGCCGCATCGGGCGTCTGAGACATGATTTGATCCTCTTCGATCGGGGGTTCAATCGCGGCAACGGGGCGGCCCCCATCCGCCTCGCCGCGCACTCCTGCCGCCGCATCCACTGGGATGGGCACCACGGAGATTTCGAACGGCTCCCAATCCACCGCACGGTGGACAGTCTTGCCGGAGGCATCGGTCTTCTGTTCGTAGCGATAGACCCGATATCCGACGCTCACGCTGCGCAGCGTGCCCTCGACAACGCGCTGCCAGATAGGCTCGACATCATCGGCGCTCGAAAAGCGCAGCGTGGCGAGGCCGCGCCCACCTTCCAGCCGCGCGTTCTCCACCACGCCGAGAACAGAGCGCGCGCCCCATGAATTGTGCGTGTCCAGAACCGGCGCGCGCCCACCGCGCAGCACATCCAGCCGCACCGCGTTGGGCGACATGTCCAATTCTTCGAGAATCTGGCCGACGCCCGGCACGTAATTCGGCGCGCGCGTTCCCGCCGACCAAATGACCTCGACCCTGCGCGCCTCGCGGTCAACCGTGATCGGCGCAGACAAGGCGCGTCGCGCTGTGATGGGCGCGGCTTCGCTCGCCGCCGAAGACGTCACCCCGGCGGCTTCCATTTCGTTCTCGGGCATGACTACTCCTGAGGCTGGCGCGCCGGCTCGTCTGGCCGAAGCGGCATGGCCGCGCCCGTCGCGGCAATCTCGATCGCGGCCATCTGGCCGGCATCTTGCACAACGCCGCTTTTGGCCACGCGGCGCGGATCGGTGTCGAGCGCCAAGCCCGCGTCATCCAGCATCTCATTGGACTGACGGATGGCCTCGATGGTCGAGCGAAAGTCGTAGCCGAAGGCGCCTACCGCCTCAGCTTGTGGCACAAAGCCGGCGCGCACCTGCGCCACAAGCGCCGTCGTGTCCTTCAGCGGGTCAATCATCTCATGCGCGGGGGGGACAAAGCCCACATCCGCCGGCATGTCAGCTTGCCACAATCCGGCAAGAGCGCCTTGCCAATGGAAGCGCTCCGCGACCGGCCGAACGAGCATCGGGATCAGCATGCCATACTGGATTTGCTCGCAGAGGCGGCGGAACTCGATCTTGCCCGCGCGGAGCGAAGAATAGTTCGCCTGCGTCAGGTCGCCGGAAACCTGATCATAGGTCAGGCCCGTGCCCACCGCCGCAGCTTCCAGCGCTCGGCGCGCAAACGCAGTGTGGGAGCCGCCACCTGACGGGTTGACGACCTCGATGCTGCCCGCCGCATCGCGATGCAGAATCATGCCAGGCTCAAGCGCCTCGACGGCGCGCCCTTCGGCGTCCTTCAACAGCGAAGAAGAGGCTCCCGTCAGAGCATCCTCGCCGTTGCCCGACGAGACAAGCGCAAGGCACGCCTCGACCTTCGCCTTGACAAGCAACGCCTGCTCATAGTCGCTCAGGTCGCGCAGCCGAATCAGCACCGGCGCCAGCCAAGAGACGTCGCGCAGTTGGCCAGGACGGCGCTTGCGGTAGATATGCAGGCAGTCGCTTGCCGAGACGAACTCGCTTTCTCGCGGCACGTTCGGCATCCACCACGTCTGTCCGGGGTGCTGGCGGTAGAGCCAATATCCACGCGGCTGGCCGCGATCTGTCAGCGCAATGCCTTGCACGATCGGCTGTTCGAGGATGTAGCTCTCACGCGATGTGTCGAGGAAGTCGCTCTCCAACACTTGGAGTTGCAGCCCGATCGGGTTCTGGGGCGTGGGACGCGAAGCAAGGAGGCGGACGAACACTTCGCCGCTTTCGACAACCGCGCGCATCACGAGCGCCTGGATGCCAGCAAAGTCCAGCATCCCCTCGGCATCGCACGCCGTGCTGTCTGCCCAGCGGCGCCATGCATCGGCGTGGGCGGTGTCCGGCCAGCGCGTCGTGATGCCGGCGCCAACCGCGTTGCTCGCCCACAAATCCACGATGCGCGCCGCATACGGGTCATTGCGGACAGCATCGCGCGCGCGCCGCGCGACCGATGCCGCCGCCCCCCCAACATCGGTGTTCGCCGAGCCGCCGCTTGGGCGCCAGCCATGGTTGCTGCGCCAGTCCTTGGCGGCATCGTAGCCGCGAAAGGCCTGCCACGCGCGGCGAAGGCGTTGCATCATGTCAGCCTCGCTCGAACCGCGCGTAGGTCACGCTCGGGCGCCTCTCCGACGGGTTCTCGGCGGCATGCAGCGCCACGATGGCCGCGCCGATCTCGGCGAGCGAGCGATACTCGACCGTGCGGCCCTCAAAGGTCACGCGAGTTGTGCCGGAGGTGTAGGCGGCCGCCAAGGCGCGGGCCTCGGTGCCCTGCGCTTGTGCGCGTGCCCAAGCGAGCGCGCTCGGCGTCATGCCCGCTCGCCGCGCCGCACGGCCTCGGCGCGCGCAGCCGTCAGCGCCCCGCGCTCGACCGCAAGCGCCATCAGCGCCGCAAGCCTCGGACTGTCGAGGTTTACGCCCCCTTGGCTAGCCGCGAGCAGCGCCGCCTGCGCCAGTTCTGGCACGGCCAGCAGCGCCGCCGTCTCGACCGGCGTGAAGCACGCCACGAAATCGGCGCTGCTAAGCATCCGCCTCGGCGGCGGCGGCGGCTCGAACTCCCCATCGCTGTAACGCCAGCCCGCCCCGATCGGCGTGGCGGCTGCGGCGCCAGACACCTCCACCAGCTCGCCCGGCGGCAGCGGGACATGCGGCTCCGCCTCAGCGCCAAGCAGCCATGCGCGGCGCTGCTTCGCCGTCAGCGGCGCATCGCTTACCGTCGCGGCCGCCACCACGCCCCCCTGTACCAGCACTGTGCGGATCACGCCGTCACCTCCACGCTCTGCACGCGCGCGACCCAGCGGATGGTCTTGTCCGCCTCGCCGGTGCCGGTGATGGCCAAGCCGCCATTCGTCGTGTCGGCGGCAAGAGTCAGTGTCCAGCCCGCAGCGCCCGTATCGCGAAGGCCCGCCGCAAAGGGTGTGCCGGCCGTGACGGCCACAAGGGCGGGCGTGTTGTTCCGCGTCGTCCCGCCCACAAACACCGTCGCCGCAGCGTTCGCGCCGCGCCGAATCAGCACATCCGCCTCCCAGGACGCGCAGTCGCCGACGGTGCCCGCAGTGCCGCCCGTCTGCTGCGCAACAACAAAGACCTTCACGCGGTAGGTGCCGTTGTTGGGGAGGTTGACGGTGTTGGCGCCGCTGGGGGCGCCGGTGGTCGCCGTCAAACGCTGGGCTGTGGCGTCGCTCGTCTGGATGCGCAGCGAGAACTCGCCCGACTGCGCGTCGCCGTTGACGGTGAACCGCCCGGCGGACCAGGCGCCGCGCCCCACGGCGCCGCGGGTGGTCGCGCGTTCGCCGCCTGGAACCCAGGCATTGGTCGCGTCCGCCGTGTTGCCGGCGCCACCCAGCACCGCGGCGCGGGAGCCCGAGGCGACGTTGCCCGCCCCCCCACCGACGATGGCTTCCGCGCCGCTCGCGGTGTTGTTCGTGCCGCCAATCAGCGCCGCGTTGGCGCCCGAGGCCACCTGCGCCGGGCCGTTGCGCACGGTCTGCA